CTAGCAACTGCATTAATTGACAATGCCAAATGGCAGACTTTCGCATTCCCACCTGCCACAGTTCTTGCTAACTCTGTAATTGTTTCTCCAGATGATCCTTACTTGACACCAAATAACAATGGTCAGATTTCTATTAGCCCAATGGCTAACCTGAAGATTCTCATGGTCGTGCCACTTTACGATAACGAGGGTAATCTTAATGGCATTGAAGATTTTATGGTTAGCGTGTTCGCTAAGTTAGCCGCATCATCTCTGGTCTATAATGTAAGCGCAATCAGCGCACCAAGTATTCTCAACGCTGCTTCGGGAGACCTACTCAGCTGCGAGATGTCCGTATCAATCCTAACGAGTTGGAGTTAAACATGTCCGATTGGGAAAAAGAGAACGAAGCCTTTCTGATCAAGATCGGGCAGGTTAAAGAAACACCAGCAGCAAAGCCAGTAACTACAAAGAAGGACGAGGAATAATCCGATGGCAGTTTATTTAGCAAATACTGGAGTTCTAACTGTTAATTCGGTAGATCTCTCTACACTAGTTACATCTGTAACAATTAACCGCGCATTTGATGAGCTTGAAGTGACAGCACTTGGCGATCAGGGTCATCGATTTGTAAAGGGCTTGGAAGCTTCAAGCATTTCAATCGACTTCCTAAATGATGAAGCAACAGCTAAGACACTTCAGACACTTCAGGCAACATGGGGAACAAACACCACAGTAACATTCAAGCAGACATCTGCTGCTGTATCAGCAACTAACCCTCTTTACACAATGACATGCTTGGTCAATAACATCACACCTGTAAATGGTGCAGTTGCAGACCTATCAACTCAGAGCGTAACTTGGAATGTATCAGGTACAATCGCAGTAACAACAGCGTAAGAAACTAACAAAGGGGCAAACTCATGGCAAAACTAAAGATAGTTCGTACAGATGGAAGCGTACTAGAAGGCGAAATCAGTCCAGCGATTGAATACAGCTTTGAACAGTACGCGAAAAAGGGCTTTCATAAGGCGTTCCGCGATGAAGAAAAGCAGAGCGATGTCTATTGGTTAGCATGGGAAGTAACACGCAGGTCAGGTGAATCTGTTAAGCCTTTCGGGATTGACTTCATCGAAACACTTAAAAGTGTTGAGGTGCTTGACTCAGACCCTTTAGCTTAAAGCGCGATCTTCCGTTCACCTACCTAATTGCTAGGCTAAGCATTAGGTTGGGAATCGCGCCACAGCAGTTGTTAGATCTAGATAAGGCAATGCTCGATGCATTAGTGCAGGGGCTTAAAGATGAAGCGAAAGAGGTGAGCGATGCCAACGGAAGTAAAAGGCGCGGTCGAGCTTAGAAAAGCTTTGAGAGAGTTCACACCTGATCTTGCTAAGGAAACTCAGAAAGAGATCGCCGCAATCTTGAAGCCTATTACTGTAAAGGCTCGTGGATTTATTCCATCTTCTGCACCTTTAAGCGGTTGGGCTAAAAGCAACAATGGCACATGGGGGAATCGAGTCTGGTCATCTTCTGAAGCTAAGCGTGGTGTTGGTTATAAAACAACGCCATCAAAACCTAATCGTTCTGGATTTCGTTCGCTTGCTCGCATTGTCAATGCTTCACCTTCAGGTTCTATCTATGAAACTGCTGGTCGCCTAAATCCACAGGGTAGACCCCAAGCACCATTGGCTAAAGTCGTGGCACTTGGTCATTCTAATTATGGCAAGACAATTCGTTCAGGATCTAAAGGCGAATCGGTTAGCAACAACCCTAATGCTGGTAAGCAGTTCATTGATGCTATGAACAGGACTTCACCTATAGTCAATGCGTACCAGAGACAAGAAGGACAGTCAGGTCGCGCTTCTCGTAAGATGAAGGGTCGCGCAATCTTTCGTGCGTGGGCAGAGGATCAAGGCAAGGCTAATGCAGCAGTTGTTAAAGCAATCGAAAACTCAAAGGTTGAGTTCGAAAAAAGAATTAGGGTGAAGTAATGGCAGCCGATGTAAAAATTGACATAGCCGCCGAGTTCACAGGTAAAAAGGCTTTTAAGCAAGCCGAGACATCAACCGACAAGCTAGTAAAAAGCACAAAGAAGTTAGCTGGAGCTTTAGGTCTTGCTTTCGGTACTCAGCAAATCATTGCGTTCGGTAGAAAATCAGTTAAAGCTTTTGCAGATTCAGAACTGGAAGCAACTCGCCTAAGAACAGCAGTAACTAACTTAGGTCTGGCTTTTGCTGCTCCAGAGATTGATCGCTACATTGACAAGATTGAACTTGCAACAGGTGTCAATCGTGATCAACTTCAGCCAGCCTTTTTAACTTTATTGCAGACCACAGGCTCACTTACTAAGAGCCAAGAATTGCTTAATCTTTCGTTGGATGTCGCAGCTGGTACTGGAGCGGATGCAGCCAGCGTTGCTGAAAAATTATCACAGGCGTACATTGGCAATGCTCGCGGATTGAGAACTCTTAATCTAGGGCTGACTACCGCAGAACTTAACAGCTCTGACTTTGAGACAGTCCAAAAAAGAATAACTCAACTTTTTGCTGGACAAGGTCAAGCAGCAGCCGAATCCTATGTTGGACAGATGAACAAGCTCACTATCGCATCTGAACAGGCTTCAGAGATTATTGGCGGTGGCTTGGTCGATTCCCTGCTTATTCTTAGCAACAATACTACTGTCGATGAATTAGCTGTAGACATGCTTGATGCAGCTCGTAACACAGCCGCTTTTACTAAAAGCGTTGTCGATCTAGCCAATGCCATTACCGCGCCTATCAAGGGTCTAGCCCTTCTCATGACACGATTTGTCGAAGTGACAGATCCATTTGTCGATCTAATTGTTGAAGGTGACCCTTCTGGCTTTATGAAAAAAAAGCCAGCTGCTTCATCGACTGCTCCAAGAGCGGGATTCAACGGTAGGACTTTTTATGCGGATGCTCAGAAGAATGCAGAAGCATTGGCGAAAGCAGAGAATGAAGCACGCAAACGCGCTGCTCAACTCTTAGCGATCAAAAAGAAACAACAAGCTCTAGAGGCTAAAGCACTTAAAGACAAGCGACTCGGAGCAGCCATTGACAAGGCTAACCTTGCCCTTAACAAAGGCAGCGATGTTTTTGATCTTGACAAGATCCAGATTGCAGCAGCTCTTACCAATCAGGCTGAGCAGTTAGGCAAGGCAACTTCTAGCGCGCAGCAGATGCAGATTGTCAATGACATTGCTCGTCTTAATGTTAAGAAATCAATCCTTGCTTTAGAGGAAGCAATCGCTTCTAAAGATGAAGCAGCCATCATTGCAGCTACGGCTAAACTCAATGCAGACTTAAAGGTGCTTAGTGCTTTAACTGGTCAGAAGGTTACGCTGACAAGTATCGAATCAATCCTTGCTAGCTTGAAGCCTAAAGAATTGATTGATCAAAAGAACCTAGATGAAGCCCTAGCCAAGATTGCTGAGATGATGAGATTGCTCAACATGGCTAACACAGCAAGCAAGGCAAAAGTACCGACAAGCGGTTCAATGGGATCAGGCATCCCTGTCGGAGATTACATTCCGCCTATCCCTAAAGAAGTAGCGGCTCAGGGTTCTATCGGGGCGATTCTTGAATACGCTGAAGCGGCAACAGAACGCGCCAATGCTTTCGCATTATTGCAAGAACAACAGAATTATGCAGACTTATTAAGCTTGATCGAATATCAAAAGCTTCTGGGCGATCTAGGTGGCTACAGTCCTGACATGAACCGAGGGCGGGGCTATGGAGCTGGTTCAGGCGGCAACACAATTATTGTGAATACAGGCGTGGGAGATCCTAACGCCATTGCAGAAGCAATCGATAATGTGCTTCGTGAAGCGCAACAAAGAGGAACGCTGACCGCAGTATGACATGGCTTCCAGAATGGCGAGTTACAGTAGGTGATGATGTCTATACGACTGTCACCTCTGTGTCGTTCGCATCTGGTCGCTTAGACATTGATCGCCAACCTACCGCAGGTTACTGCCGAGTAGAGATTATCAACACAGACAATTCGCCATTTACCATCAATGTTACAGAGCCAGTTACCCTAGAGCTAAAGAACAGCACAGGTGCTTATGTAACTGTATTTGGTGGCGAAGTCTCAGACTTTAACATTGGAGTGCGAAGCCCAGAAGAAACAGGCTTTGTTACTACTGGCACAATCTTGGGCATTGGCTCACTTGCTAAACTGACTAAGGCTGTCTTTAACACAGCACTTGCAGAAGGTCTAGATGGTGCACAGATTGCCACAATCTTAGGACAAGCTCTTAACCTGTCATGGGCAGAGGTTACACCAACAGTCACATGGGCTACCTATTCAGCAGATGTCACATGGGATAATGCAGAGTCTTACATCGGCACGATTGACTCAGGCTTTTACACGATGATTGCCCTTGCAGCTAGTGCGACTGCTAAGTCTCAAACATTGGCAGATCAGATTGCTAACAGCGCATTGGGTCAGCTCAGCGAAGGCAAGAATGGGGATGTTAATTATGACGATGCGGATCACCGGTCTAACTATCTCGCAGCAAATGGCTTTACTAACCTTGACGGGTCTTATGCAACACCAAGCTCTATCACCTCAACAACTCAGATTGCACGCATCCGTAACAGCCTTATCTATCGATACGCCACAGGATACGGATCAACCTACAGCACCTCTGACCCAGACTCTATAGCCTCTTATGGACTGTTCGAGCGTTCCTTTGACTCTAACATCAAGAACCTGTCAGACATCACCGACATCGCTTCTAGAGAGTTAAACCTTCGTAAGAACCCACGCGGTTCATTGGGTGCGATTACCTTTCGTCTAGATAACCCAGACATCCCTAGCACCATGCTTGACAATCTAATTGGCGTATTCTTTGGTGAGCCTGTGCAGATCAACAACTTGCCTAGCAACTTACTCGGTGGTCAGTTCGATGGCTTTGTCGAAAATGTGGCATTACGAGCAACCCCTAGTTTTGTGGAGATCACCCTCTACATCTCAGCAACAGACTTCTCACTATCAACAACCCAATGGGAAACAGTCACCCCTGCCTCACTAGCTTGGACAGGCGTGAATGGTACACTTATCTGGACTAACGCGACTGGAGCACTAACCTAATGGCACTATCACCTAACTTCGGCTGGACTGAACCCGATAACTCAGGGCTGGTAAAGAATGGCGCACAAGACATTCGCACGCTGGGCGATGCCATCGATGCCTCTTTAGCTGGCATGGTAGTCAATGCACAGACTGGCACTACCTACACAGCAGTCAAGGCAGATGGTCTTAACGCTATTGTCACGATGGACAACGCATCTGCTAACACATTCCGCATTCCAACAGATGCGACTTATAACTTTCCTATTGGTACTACCTTGCTCGTCTATCAGAAGGGCGCAGGTGTTACTACCATCAATGCTGTCACATCTGGCACTACTACCATTGTCAGCGCAGGTGCAGTCCTAGCCGCTCCAGTTCTTGCTCGTTATAAGTCAGCAGCTTGCATCAAGATTGCTGCTAACTCTTGGGTCGTGGTAGGTGGAATTGCATAATGCTTCCATCACTAATTGGGATCATCGCTTCTAGTGGGGGGCCATCAACACCCACCTCACCCGTTGCTGGTTATAGGGCTTGGTACGATGCAAGCGACACATCAACAATCACGCGATCAGGGTCAAATGTAACTCAATGGAATGACAAGTCTGCTAATGCACTAAATCTAGTGCAAGCGACAAGTGCTAAGCAACCTCTTAGCGGTACGCGCACGCAAAATGGTAAGAACATGATTGATTTTGATGGCACAGATGATGCTTTAACATCAAATGCTGCTTCATCTGCTTGGAAGTTTTTGACAGATGCAACTGGTAGCACAGTTTTCTTAACGCTTTTTGTCGATACTGATTCGAGTGGCTGGACTTTAACGGATGTCAGTAATGGCTCTGTTGCGAATGTGGCCTCTTACACTTTGTATAAGAACGGAAATGACACCGGTTACTTTGCTAAAGGCACAGATAACCCAAGTGGCTATAACTGGTTCGTGTCAAATACGACTCAGATATTTACAGACAACGCAGCACAAAACTGGACAATCGTTTCAGATCCTACAAATGGCACAGCAGCCAATCGTCTAAAAGTTTATAAGAACACTACATTAGACAGTTCAGCAAATGCTCAGACTGGCACTTCATCGACAAGCAATCCTTCATTACCTTTAAGTCTAGGTGGACTGGCTAATTTTAGCGATTCTTTTGATGGCGGAATATGTGAAGTGATTATCTATAACTCAATTCTCAATTCAACCGACATCGCAACTAATCAGGCTTATCTTGCAGCTAAGTGGGGTATCTAATGAATTGGTACGAGTGGGAAACATTAGAATTATTTAACGCATGGCATGATGCTTTGTGCCTAGAGTTAGGTTATCCGATTTACGGCATAAATGAAGCAACAGGTGAGATTGACACTTCAACGCAACCAACCACAGCCTACACAGATTCTTTTCAGGTAGCGGATAAGACTATTGCAACTGTTCAAGATCAACATTGTGCTGGCTTGACTCTAACTAACCTGAGACCACCTAAGCCACCGAGGTACAATGAAGCCCAAACTTTCTAAAGCTGCTGTCCAATTAAGAGAGCAGATCGATGATTCGTTCCCAGATCGTGACCGCGCATCGGATGGTTGGATCGGTGATACCCGACACGCTGCTCGCAAGTCAGATCATAATCCAGATGAGCAAGGCTGGGTTCGTGCCATTGATGTGGACAAAGACTTATTCAAGGGCGGTAAGCCAGACATCATGGGAGATCTTGCTGATCAGCTTCGCACCTTGTCCAGATCCAAAAAAGACAAGCGTGTTAGTTACATCATTTACGATGGACGAATCTGCTCAAAGATCCTTAACTGGAAGTGGCGTAAGTACACAGGGGCTAACAAACACACTAAGCACATGCATGTTAGCTTTAAGAAAGAAGCTGACAATGATGGTGCTTTTTTTCAAGTATCTATGTTAGGTGGAGAATAATGAAGAACATGAAGAACCCTGCAATCCTTGCTGCTGGAGCATTCTTAGCTGCATGGGCATCTAGCAACTTTGACCTTGACTACCGCGCAATCCTATGGGCTGTGCTGTCAGGGGTATTCGGATTTGCGAGTCCTAAAAAGTGAGCCAGACGGATTTCTTTCAGCTCTACATCGCCACGCTAGTCACACTCGGTGGCTTGTCAGGCTTTGTCATTACTCACCTGCTTGCAGAGATTAAGCGACTCCATGCGCGTGTCGATGAGATCTATAACATACTCTTAGAGCGATAATTTAATCATGGCAAGAAAAGCAACTAAGGCTTTAGAGGAACAAGGTTACTCAAAACTCGATGCTTATTGCATTGGTCTTTATGAGTACTTTTGCTCGCTTAAAAGGGCAGGGTTTGCAGAGGACATTGCGATGTTCATGATTACTGAACCCCAAGCCTATCCACATTGGATCTTGCCTGATCCTGTCGATCCAGAGAAATTCGGCAACTATGAAGATGAGGATGACGATTAAGCGAATTGTCGTAGTCTCGGACTTGCAAGTTCCTTACCATGACAGGGTTGCAACCCGTAACCTTGCTAGTTTCATCAAGAAGTTTAAGCCTGATCAAGTTGTCACCATTGGTGATGAAATTGACCTACCCCAGATAAGCAAGTGGGAAGAAGGGCGCATGGGCAGTTATGCACAGACCCTAGATGATGACCGCAATGAAGCTGTGGATCTTCTCTGGGAGTTAGGCGTAACTGATTGCATTCGTAGCAATCACACAGATCGCCTGTATAACATCATCATGGCTAAAGTGCCAGCATTCGGGGCATTGCCAGAGCTGCGCTTTGAGAAGTTCATGAAGTTCGATGAACTTGGTATCACCTTCCATAAGAACCCAATGCCTATTGCACCTAACTGGATTGCAGTCCACGGAGATCACACACCAATCAAGCCACAGGGGGGCTTATCAGCCCTAGAGGCGGCTCGTAGGCACGGAAAGAATGTCATCTCAGGTCATACCCACAGAGCAGGGCGTTCAGCCTTCTCAGAGGCTTCTGGGGGGCGTATAGGGCGTGTCCTACATGGTGTCGAGGTAGGCAATCTAATGGACTTTAAGCAAGCTGCTTACACTAAAGGCGTGGCTAACTGGCAACAGGCATTCGCCATTATCTATGTGAACAAGGCTAAGGTGCAGGTCGATCTCATCAACATCGAGAAGGACGGCACATTTATTGTGGCTGGAAAGACCTACGGTCGAGCCAGATAATCGTTATCATTTCGTTATCAAAATGTGCTTGATTAGTCGGACAGTTCTGTCACACTAAGTCTGTCACCAATCAAGGGCATTGGGGCAGTTAGGCAAGTAAATGAACCTTTATCAAGTTAGATTGTTTATCAATGATCAATGGCATGTTATTCGCACCTATGGCACAGAATCAGAAGCATTGATTTTTGCTCAACTTTTGCAGCCTGAGTGGGATGTTAAAGAAGTATCTGTTGAAGAAGCCAATGCAATGGTAGGTGCATAATGAGTAACACAGACAAGCTGCTGTTAATCTGCATCATTGGAATGTTGATTGGCTTTGCCATCACAATTTTTGATGTTCAGCGTAGAAGCTATGACAAGGGCGTTCGAGATGGTTACCATCGTGGGCGTAGC